GTCGGTCCAGTAATTGATATGGTTATATTATTGTTTCCTGTAGAATAAGCAATAGATATTCCTGTTCCAGCAACTAATGTGTTGTATATACCACTAGCATCTAATACACCTCCTCCGCTACCAGTTGCAGTTTCTGTAGCAGTAGCTATGCCTGTCACATGTCCATATTCATCTAATAATATATCTTGAATATAAGTGCGACCACTATTATCACTGCTAGATGCGGCTGGAATGGAGATATGGCCTGTAGGAGCTATAGAACCTGTACCTGCAGGTATATTTACAGAAAGATTACTAATATTAGAATTCCAAGAAAATGTTAAATTTCTGGTAGAATTATTAAATGCAACACCAGTTAAATAAATATCACCAATCATATGATTGCCATAAATAACTCCTGATAAATGGCCATCATTATCAAAGCTTATGCTTTCTACATAACTTATAATGGTTCCTGTTGGACTAGGAGACAGAGGTGCTGATGGCAGAGATACTGTTGGTAAAGGTATGTCTGGATGTTCAGTTAAATACCCAATATCATTAGTTAATAGACTAATATTATCCCCAGATACCAGATAGCCTACACCAGAATGATTTCCCCACCCAAAAGCAGTGTTCCAATTTCCTGTATCATTGGCCGTAATATTATATGCTACTGATCCAGTAAAAATAGGATCTGTTTCTGATGATATATATCCAACATTATTGTTTAAAAGATCTATATTATCTCCACTATGTATGACAACACTTAAGTCTCCAGTTAGTGAAGCTCCATCATTGCGAAATAATACTAATTCTTTTTGAGAGTTATTGTAATTAACTCCAGTAATAAATGTATTGGTGTCAGATGGTAAATTATCTATCTGATTTTGCAAATAACCTGAAACCAAATATAATTCGCCAGTAGTAGCATATCCTATGGTCGAATGATCTTCCCAACTATATGCATTATTCCAATTAACAATATCCCCAGAAGTTATATTGTAAGCAACGGAACCAGTGAAAATAGGATCTGTTTCAAGAGCTGCTAATGCCCCAGTTGCACTAACACTAACAACCCCAGTAACATGACCATATTGATCTAATAATAAGTCTTGAACAAAAATATTATTACTATTATCTACATCACTCGCGGCATTAATAATAGGATGAGAAGTACTAGAACTAGAACTAGCAGAAGAAGCAAATAAAGTTAAGTACTCTACAACAGAACCACTTTCGGGAACGTTTAAAAATACAATACCAGAACCATCGGCTGCAGTGAAATCTGTACCATCTATTAATTTGACACCATTAAGAAATAAATCTAAAGTACCAATAATATAACCGCCACTAATGTTATAGTTAGATGTTATATTATCTAAAATATCAAAATGACCACGATTTGAAAGGGGGATATATCCACTTATAGAACTAGTATTAATCTGAGTAAAATTACCAATATTACCATAAATATTTCTAAATATTAAATCAGCCGCACCTAAATCTTTGGCGTTATTTATTATAGGTAGAAAATGACCAGAACTGCTAACTCTTAATTGAGGAGTAAGGTCATTTAAGCCACTAGAAGAAGTAGCGAAAACTAAAGATGTTTTGTTGGAATTGTTTGTAAATTCAGCCTCAGCCTCAGCATATACACTAGCAGCAATAGTGATAGCATCTGAGCCGCTGCTTTCGTTTGAAGCAGCGTAGCTCAGTATGCCTAATTTATCTCCTGGATTAATTCCGGAATCACTAGTCTGTAAAGTTATTGCGTATGCCATATTGTCCTAAACAGCATCCTTATAAAATATTATTAAACAATATACCAGCTATTAGTACCTGTACTTGCCACAAAACCCAAACTTTCATATTGATAGTATAATGTTTTTGAAGTCGCACCATCAATAGTGCCACTTACAGTTACATAGCCTTCTGCACTATCAATTTTTTTAACATAAACTTCTTTACCATGCGTAATGCTAGGGAGATTCAAGCCCACACCAGCAGCCCCTGCGGTAACTAATGCTACATCAGTATTGATAGTTCCATCAGTACTATATTCTCCAATACTTTTAGCATGAGGGCTTCCTCCGCTAACCGTGCCATTAATCACTAAATTATTTACATATAACGTTTCTGTGCCACTATTAAAAATTAAAGCGGTACTAGATTCGAAAGTTTGATCTGCTGCTGTTGGTCCAAAAAATACAATTCCTGAAGGTACTCTGTTTTCATCAATAGTGCGATATGCCATAATTAAACCTTTAGTAGTAGTAGTAGTAGTAGTTACACTAAAATAATATACACTAAATTATAAACCAATTACTGTTATCAGAAACAAGGCTAATAGAGTTTTTGCTGTAAGTTATGCTAAATACCGAACGATCATCAATAGTTTCCGAGCCGCTAGGGTATATATTAACTGAATTTAAACCGCTTTTTTGTTTGATTATAAACTGCTTGCCCCCATGACCAGAAGCTAATGGTAGTTGTAAATCCACAGCACTAGCTGAAGTGTCAACAAAAACCAAATGATCCTCATATATTAAGTTTGTAGCAGTAGAGACATTTTTGTAGACCAAAACACTATTATCACCGCTACTAGCAATAGCAGGAATACTAACCGTTAAATTAGCCAAAGAAGTATTATAGCCTAGTGTTAAAATACCGCTTTGTTGATTAAAAGAGGCCGAATCTATATAGGTATCTGTACCACTAGCCCCAATAGTAGGTAAATCAGACCAATAATTAAAACCATCACCTATTTTTAAGGTGTAATCTGTAACATTAAAGGCAGGTTCACCGCTAGCCAGTATGGGGTCAGCATTTAGCCATTCTGTTCCAGTTCCTCTACGAAACTGTATTTCATTATTCCTTGGCATCTAATCTTCCTTATGGAGTGCCTCCGTCTATTTTGGAATTTTTAATGCTGTAGTTTGTAATGTAAAAATTGTTAATTAATGCATCACCAGGACCAACTGGAGCACCTGATATAATAGGTGAGTGCAATAGAGCGAGAGATGGATTATAATACAATCCTGAACTATTAGCATTTAAATAAACGCCACTACCAGGATTTTCAACTAGTAAGATATTATAGTTAATATTGCTAGATGTTTCAACAGCATCTACCTTATAGACATTTTGTGCGTAACCTAATAATTCTCCACTAAAATATGTACTAATTAATGTACTATTAATAGAATCATATATTAAGTTGGTGTCAGAAATTACCTGTTGACATCCAGTATCTTGTACCGGAGTCATAAGAATGGAATTAGATGCTGTAGATGTATCATTATCTTGTATATAAATATTATTGGCACAATCTGCAACACCATCCAAAAACCCACTAATAGTTGTAGCAGAAACTGTGTCTGCATACAAAGTTGGAGCATATAAGGCCGAGCTGGCCTCCCACCTATCACGATTTTCTTGCCACAAAAAGCTAGCAAAGCCAGATGGGACTAAGCCAGAACGAACAACAAGAATACCACCACTAGGAACAACATCTACAATATTAAGAGTAATAACATTGTCACCAATATTAACATTTGTACTATTAAAGATAGTGCTAGAGCCTTGTACATTAAAATTGCCAACTACATCTAAATCGCCATCGATATAAACATCGCCCTGAGAGTTTTTGGTAACAACACCACTAGTATTAATAAAAAGAATATCGTCTAAAGCATTATATGTAAAGACAATATTATTACCAGCTTGTAGATCTGTACCTATCAGTCCGGTCACAGCAGAACTAAGATCGGTAATATCATCGGCTACTAGCCCATTAACAGCAAAAGTGATAGTGTTAGTGCCAGATGAAGCTGATATATCTATACCATGACCAGCAAGAATATTTAGAGTATCCTCACCAGTGGCTATCAAAGTCTCTTGTCCACTGACGTTAATAAACTTAAATACATCATTTACTGTACCAGTTCCGCCACCTCCGCCACCAGAACCGATAATACAATCTATACTTTGAAAGTCACTAGTACCGTCACCAACATAAAGCTGACATCTATCAGTAACAAAAGCAAGCTCACCAGCAGCTAGTGTAGGATTAGCAGTATTCCATTCAGAATATGTGCCTCTCCTAATTTGTATTAATGTATCACGGGGCATAATTTAAACTCCTTATGGCGTTCCGCAGTCGAACTCGTTAGGTATTTTTGAATCGATAAAATCAGATAATCCATCTATCCTGCTATAATGTATATTGCCCAAGAATTGAGTATCATTTATAACATCTAGTTGATATGTTTGGTAAACTTCTACTTCTATAATATTACTGGATGTGGATGTGTTTGTTGTTTGTATATCTACAATATTTTTAGTATAATTAATATCATCGCTATAATTATTATTGATAATTTCAAGCGTTTTTTCATTAGTTTGTACATCTTGTATCTCTTGGACAATTTCATCCAAGAAGCTAGTTTCAATACTAATAATATTTGTTAATTCTGGTATAACTTCTACGCTAAATGACATTATTAATCACAGTCTAGTAAGTCTGTTCCCTTGCTATATCTCTTAACTAAAGAAATATTACCATATAATATTCTAAAGGTTTCAGCACCGCCACCAGTATATAGCTCAGAAGATTTGTTTTGCAGTTCAAGATCATATTTGGCAGATGTAAAGTTGAATGAATTGGTTGTGGACGCTGGTAATAGTAATGTTAATTTGCCGTCTGTAGTGGGCGACTCTATGTAAAATTTATAAAGTGAAAAATCACTATTTTCTGTAGTAAAAACCTGACTTTTGTTAGTGTTGGTTTTCCAGGTTATTCTTGCGCAATAGTTAGCTAGGTCTATGGGATTAGCATCTGAATCCTTATAAATCAACGACATCCTGAAAGAAGAACCTTGCTCTATTTGAAAATCGTATTTGCTTGCTGACATTATTTCCCCTCAATAGGTAGTATAATTAGTAATACACCTTGCATATAAAAAAAGGGCTGGTTTAAGGCCAGCCCTTTGTAAAACCACGGTATGTGCTAGACTTAGAGGGATCCGAGGATAACTCTACGATTGTCTAGAACAGCAAAGCCTTGCTCTGCCCATCCGTAGAAACCAGCTCTCTTTTGACGATGTAGGGTATCGTCTTCGAAGATTTGAACACCTTCACGAACTGGCATGATGAAACTGTCGCGTCTGCGTAGATCAAGACCCACAACAAGCTCTGTGTCAAGATCTAGGCTGCCACCAAGAACATCTGAATAGAACAGTTGGTATTCTTGGCCTTCTCCGAGTTCATCTAGATCGTGAAGATTAACACCAAAGACGCGATTAACAGCGCCTGAGTTGTCATCAGCGACATAGATTTCACGACGAGTAACTTCATCAACCTGATCAATACCCCAGTTGCGAAGGTCTTCCATCGCTTCTGGTGAAACGTATAGATCAGTTAGCATGCCTCTGTTGTTAGAAGCACTATTGCCACCACCGTTACGACGCATAACGGTCTTCATGAGGCTAACGAGACGCTTGGTGAATTGACCAGCAGCAGCATCACTGTCATAAACAACGATGTTACGATCAACACCAGCGGCAAGTAGGGTGTGCCAACCGTCATCATTCATCTTCTTGACGAATGAACCCTCTAGCACCTCCATTGCACGACCAACAACATCCCAGCGAGCATCACGAGCATACTTGAGTAAGTAGTCGATGCTAGCGCCAATGTCATAGGTTGGAACCATGACATAATCACCTTCGACATGACGCTCTGGAACATATCCATGATTAGGAATGGTATATGCAACGAAATCCTTTTCAGTGCCAGGAGCTAGAAAATCCAATGGAAATTCTGGAGTAGCGCCTTGGCTTAACTGAATTGGTTCAAAGATACCGTCAAGGATGTTTCCGCTTAGGATGCCCTGACGTAAAGGAAGTTCTAGAGCTTTAGCAAATTCAGCATTTGCAGCTAAAGAAGTTTCCTTGTGTTGTGAGCCTGATCTTACCAAAAGATCGGTAAGTTCTGGTGTGGCTTGAAAAGCTTTAGTTTGAACTGATGACATAATTTTATTCTCCCTTATTTTTATAAAACTCAAGTAATGTTGATAGATACTTTGGCATAACCGTCAGCATCAACGCCACTAAGGAATTGACCGACCTTTGGACAACCTGTGCATTGGTCGTCACTGACATAACCAGCATCAGCTAGGTAAGCTGGTGCGCCAGCAGCAACATTACCTGAATCATTAACAAGATTGGTTGTGACTTGCCCGATTCTTAAAAGAGTAACCTTGCTATCAATTTGCACTTCATCTTTGTGCCAATTGATGTGCTGTTTAGTAAGGTCGTAATTTACAACGTCATTTAGTAGCAAGCCTACTGGAAGAGTGGTTGCATCAGCAGTAGCAGCATAGGCCACAACAGCATTACCATCGTCCATTGATACGCCTGAGCCACTAGTAGTAACTACAGCGACACCGCCACGTTCTGCTGTGGTCGCCATGAAAAAAGAAACATCTGTTTGAGTTTCAATACGATCTGGTTTTAGAGCCATGTTTATATCTCCCTAATTATAAAAAATTATTTGGTTTGAAGTCTAGACTTTACAAAATCAACTAAAGCTGCACGAGTGCTTTCTACAGCTGAAGCTTCTGATTCTTCGCTAACGGAAAGATTGACTTCTGGTTCAACCTCAACGTTGTCAAGATCTGAAGATTCTGCGACAGATTCTTCGGCTTCTGTTTCTTCAACTTCAGCCTCTTCGTGAACTTCATTTTCGGAAGCTTCTTCTTTATTCATTTCTTCTTCCTTTTTAGCCTTTTTCATAACGGCTTCACTAAGGAAAGAAGTCATGCTGTCAAAAGATTCATCATCAAGCTGCTCAAACTTTGAAGCTGCAGCTTCAGCTGCTTCATCATCTAGACCAGCTTCAACGAGAGAAGCTCTTCTTTTTAGAGCTTTTTCTTTCTTGGCCATATCTTCTTCTTTTGCTTTATAGCCAGCAAGAGCCTCGTTGGTAGCATCAAGTTGTTCTTGAAGAGAAGCTTTTTCTTTGTTCATCTCTTCTTCTTTTTTCTTCATCTCTTCTTCTTTGTCTTTCATAGCAGCTTCTAAAGCAACAAACTTCTCAACTTGCTCATCAAGAGCCTTTTGAGATTCTGCTGCTGAAGTTTCTAATTCAGAAATTTTACTTTCTAGATCAGAAGCTTTTGAAAAGCTAGCTTGGAAAGTCTCGGAAGTCAAGACTTTATTTAGTTTCTGGTTAATTTGTTCGATATTCTCTTCTAAATTCATAATGTTTTTCTCCGACTTAGAAAACGGCTTATTTTCTATTACACCCTTTTTTTCAAAATTCGATGTTTTCTGTAAAAAATTATTCAACATTGTACGACTAAAAATTATACTATCAGAATTTGCTGGTTTGTCAACAAAACCTTTACCACTAAAAGTAATATTTCTTAACACTCTACCAATGGTATATCCTTCGTGTTGACCACTACCACCGTATGCTCTTAAATGTTTAGTTAGATATGCTGTATCTTCTTTTCTTTTAAGTACTTTGAGTTCACCAGCTTCATTGCGTAAACCGTAATCAAAATCATTAAAGAAGCATTCCATACTTACATATTTTTGACCATCTTCGATTTCAGCGATAAGTTTTTCTGCTCGATCCTTGAGTTCTGGATTTGTGAAAGCTCTATAGATTACAGAGCCTGTCAAGATGTGATATTTATCTGGAAGATTTTCTATTGAAGTATCATCAGAAATAATTTCACCTTCTTCGGTGATAGGATAATTTGATGTGATATGGCCAATAATAACACTTTCATCGTGTTCTAGGTTGGTAGGCTTATCTTCTGGAGTCTTTTTAGCCTGCCACACTTCTGCCTTATCAAAAATATCATCATTTTTATTCCATGATGAACTAACTAATATAGATTGCACATAATAAAGATCTTTATCTTCTAGTGCTGCTACACTTTTGATTTTATCAAATTTAAAAGAGTTGGTATCAGAACAAGGTTCAGCCACAGATGCATAAGTGATGCAACCCTGACTGGAAACTAGTGAATCGATACCATCTGCAATTTCTTGTTTGTATATTTTCATATTATTTTACCTACTTGGAATGCAGGATGTTATACACCATAGCATAAAAGGAAGCTTTAGATTGTTTTTGATCATCCAGACTCATTGTGTAAGGTAGATCTTTTTGAATATTTTTTTGCCAATTTTTATAATGAGACATTAGCTCTAAATTAGCCTGAGTATTTATATTATCTAATATTGATTCAATCATGGGTTGGTCAATATTTGCATAAGGTTTGATATTAAAAAGAATTTTGGATTTGACTTCTTCTAATTCTAATGATTGTACATTAGATAAACTTCTTAAATTCTTTCTATCATAAAACTCTAGCATGATAGGGTTGACAATATCAGAAATAATCTCTTGTGCTTTTAATGCCCATATTGATAAACTAGCACCAGTCTGTGGGGCGAACTCTCTATCCTTACGCTTTTCTGTATCATTAGAGTTCATAGGTCTTCCTTCTCCGGGCTGTCCTGGTGTTTTTGCTGGAGTTTGTTTTGGTGGAGTAAATTCTTGCTTTAATTGAAGTAGATTTTTTTGTTTAGGATCTTTATTGTTTAACTCTACTCCAACCTCACTAGGAGTAAGCATACCTAATTGAACACCAAGTTTTTTGATATTATTTTCAAAGTTAGCATCATGGAAAGGACTAACCTTTTGTGGACTAGAAACCTTTCTTCTTTCCTTATTCTCTTGAGTAACTCTAAGTTTTTCCATGTCTGGATCGAGACCAAATCTTGAGCGAATAATTTCGTCACTAACAATATTTCTGTCTGCAAGCTGTATGAGTAATGACTTCTCTGCCTCTTCATTGCTAAGATCCATTCTGTCGAATTCAATTTTAGCAGGATATTTGAAACCCATTGCTTTTTGCACTAGCTCAATTTCTTTTTCCCAAAAACTAACTAGAACATCTCTGCCATATTGTAGTCTTTGTGTGAGTGTTTTAAGACTGATAAAATTATTTGTAGTTCCTGCAGCACCAAAAGTACCAGTTAGTGTTGGAGGAATACCAAGACCAGCATAAACACTATTAAGATGAGGGGTGTATTTACCTTCACCTAAGAATTGATGTACATTAGTTTTACTTTCTAATAATTCAATATCTGGACCCCAAACTAAATCCATTGTACCGCCACCAACATTATTACCAAGAATTTGTGCTAGCTTAGAAGTAGCTGCTCTGGTAGGTGCAATTTTATGTTCTAGATTACCCAGCTTGAAAATTCTAATATTTGAAATAGCGCCATCTAGTGCTGACATGTCAGCTAGTTTTAATTTTTCAATTACTGTAATATCATCCATGATAGCATAAATCATGGGATATGCCCAGCTTTGCCAATCGTCTTTCTTATAATGAAACACAAGGGTTTTGCTAGGGTCTAATGGATATTTCTTTTTGGACTTAGCAGCTTCCAAAATAGGATCTGGAAGTTGATCAA